GATATGCAGCGGGTTACAAAAAAGATGTGGACCTTGAGATGTTGGACCCAACGGGTGTTGTTGTTGAAAAGTGGATTCTATATGGTACATTCCTAACAGATGTTAACTTTAACACCTTGGCTTATAACCAAGACGGTTTAGCAACAATCGCGGCAACTTTGAGAATGGATAGATGTGTGTTAGTATACTAATACTATTTATAAAAAACTAATTACAATTATATTTAACCGTAAAGCACATAAACTTTACGGTTAATTTTTTATATGGACAATCAAGCAAAAGAATACGGTCAAGCAAACTTTTCATTACCACATGATGTAGTTCCTTTACCAACACAAGGTGTATTCTACAAAAACAAAAAGAAATCTATCAAAGTAGGTTATCTTACAGCAAGTGACGAGAATATCTTAATGGGTGGTGGCGCAGATATGACACAGTCATTATTAAGAGCAAAGATATACGAACCAGATGTTCGTATTGAGGATTTAATGGAAGGTGACATTGAGGCAATATTAATCTTTTTAAGAAATACTGCTTTTGGTCCCGAAATAGATTTAAACTTAATTGACCCCTCGACTAAAAAACCATTCAAGGGAACGGTTAGATTAGACTCTTTGGAAATTATTAAAGGTCAAGAACCACAAGAAGACGGTACATTCATAACAACTTTACCAAAGTCACAAACGAGTGTTAAACTTAAACCAATGACTTATGGTGAAATTATGGACGTTCAAAAAATGGCCGACTCTTACCCACAAGGTAGAACGGTTCCAAAAGTTACTTGGAGATTAAACAAACAAATAATCGAGATTAATGGGGTAACTGATAAGGCGGAGATTGCAAAGTTCATCGAGCAGATGCCAATTGCAGATTCAAAGTATATCAGACAATTTATGGATGACAATGAACCACGATTAGATTTAAATAGAACAATATTGGCCCCGTCAGGAGAAAAGCTTACAGTGAATGTTGGCTTTGGGGTCGACTTTTTTCGTCCTTTCTTCTGATTATAGAAAAGGACAAATAGACGAATTCTATTATTTAAACAAATTATTAAACATCTCTTATCAAGATTTCTTAATTATGCCATTGTTTGTTAGGAAATATCTTTTAGATAAATGGTTAGAAGATAATAAAAAGGACTGAAAAATCAGTCCTTTTGTATTTATATAATATAGGTTATTAAAATTATTATGGCAGACGAAAAAAGTACCGCGGAAAAATTTGGTGAAGATGTCCAACGACAACTAACCCTTGACCTTAAGGCATTCACCGCCGCATCAGACGCATTATCAGAATACTCCAACCAAGTAAACGAAACTTTTACTCAAGGTAGACAACGTATTAGTGAAATATCTACTGCACTTGCGGATGCAACACCCAATGTAACAAGGTTAGGTGGTGACATTAAAAAAGTTACAGAGATTATTGGAGATGTTGCGAAAGAATCAAGAAGGAATGTAATTGCCAATACTGAAGATGTTGAAAAATTATTTGCCGCTAACAAAGTTTTAGGTCTAGATGCACAAACTCTTACTAAAGCTTTTTCAGACATTGGGGCGGGTATCGAAACAATACCAGAAGCTTTAGAAGAATCTGTACAATATATTCAAAGTATTGGTGGTAACGCCAAGGCGGTTATGGGAGATGTTACCCAAAACATGGAACAAATGAACCGTTACCAATTTGAGGGTGGAGTTCTTGGTTTAACTAAGATGGCGGCACAAGCTTCTATGTTAAGATTTGACATGAGCGAGACATTCAGATTGGCTGATAGAGTATTAAGTCCTGAAGGAGCGATTGAAACAGCAGCGGCATTCCAAAGACTGGGAGTTGCGGCAGGAAATTTAGCCGACCCATTTGCATTAATGAACGCATCAATTAATGACCCAGGCGCGTTACAAGATAGTTTAGTTGACGTAGCAAAACAATTTACATACTTCGACGAAAAAACAAAAACATTTAAAATTAATCCTCAAGGTGTTCTTACTCTTAGGGAAATGGAACAACAGACAGGTGTTTCTGCAAAAGAAATGTCAAAATTAGGTTTAGCTGCAGCTGAGGCTGATAAAAGAATTTCTGCGATAGGTGCGGCTGGTTTAAATATAAAAGAGGATGACAAACAATACTTAGCAAACATTGCTAAGATGGGTGAAGGTGGTGAATATGAAGTTAAAATAAAAGATGATTCAGGTATCGAACAAACAAGAAAGTTAAGTGAACTTACTCAGGATGAGTTTGATAAGTTAATTAAAGAACAAAAGGAAGGACCCAAAACATTAGAAGAACTTGCAAGGTCACAAATGAATCTTTCTGAAATAACTAAGAACGATGTTGCAGCAATTAGAGCTAAAGTTGTTGGTGGGGCGGTAAGTGCGGGACAGGTATTAGACACAAGAGAAGGTATTCGTAGAGGTGCTTCGGCACTTACTGGTGCGGTTTCAAACGCTGGCTCCACAAAAGATATAAGAAGAGAAAGTGAGAGAGCTCTAAGTGATGTGGGACAACTGAAAGATGATATATTCAAAAATAACATGTCTACGACAGACGCACTCTCAAAGTATTTTGAACGAGCAGGAAATCAAGCAGGACAAGTCAACGAAAAGTTCAAAGATACCATGAAAAAGGCGATTGAGGAAGCTAGGGCAAACACCACAGACAAAACCGCAATTGAAAGGGCGATGCAACAAGGTTATGATTATGTACTTGGAAAGGTTGCTCCAAAAGCCGAAGAACAAAAGACTGCTGGAGGTAAGCCAATTTCATCTCTTATTGAAGGACGAGAAACACAAGTTAGAGATGCTTATGCCACAACAGGAAGTGCCGCACAAACGGGAGGACAGAACTCAAAAGTTGAAATTGCGGGAGCAATCAAAATAGATATTACGGCACCTCCAGGATTTAGCGATGAAAAAATTCAAAAACTTATTTATGATAAATTAAATGAACAAGGATTCAAAGATTATATTGTAAATGTCACCACAGCTTCAAATCCTACTAAGGCACCTGTTGCAAACAATTACTCTCGATAATAAAAAATAACTCACGACCTATTTATTAGGAAAGATATAAATGGGAAATAGTCCTTTAGATTTTATAAATTCGGAAGGTTTCAGAAAGAAACTTATAGTTAGGAACTTGACACCTTATGCCAAGGCTCCCAATAGACCTACGCCCCCATTTAATACGGAGTATGTTCAATCAGATACATCAGTACAGGATAGTCCTGACCAACTTATTGACGAACCATCTTTCGCAAACCAATTATATCCCCTTAACCAATATGGGAATGAAGGAGGGTACGAACAAGTACCTGACCCAAATGGATTAAATAATACAAAATCCAATGAAGGTGAATATGGGTACCAGGATGCAAATATTGTTGACCAAGCCGTTCCAGAATCTCAGAAATGGAAACCACTCAACGTATATTCAAACGGAAGTCAACTTCAACTTGACAGTGCTCCATTTTTTAATTCATTAGATAGACCACAAACAACCAATCTATCAAATAACCAACCTTACCCAACAACTTTTGTTCCGTCAAGTTATACTCCTGTTTCAATTTTATTATCACCAGACCCTGGTGGTAGTAATGGATTATTGAGTCAAGATTCATTCATTGCTCGTCTTGGAGCACAAACTTTGAGAAAAGAGTTTGAAGATAGAATTGCTGCTCAAATTAGACAAGAAACGATTGACAGAGCCAATATTCTTAACATCAATAGTGGTAGTGACATTGTTAATATATTATCAGGGGTAGTTCCAATTATTGAACCAAACTACAGAATTACTGTAAACGCAAATCCAATATTTGCTGCAGCCAACTTTGCGTTGAGATTGGGTGGTAGTATTTTACCCGCATCCACAATTCCTGGTTCATACTTTGACCCTAACATCAACCCAGGTCCACAGACTACAATACAACAAATGTCTAATGCGTTTAGAAGTAGTGGTGTTGGTAAGTTCTTTAATAGATTAATGGGTGGTGGAGACACTGGTTCTCAAATCATGTTTAACAACATGGGGGCGGGTCAGAGGTCAAGACTGTTCAAGAATATTGATTATAACAAGTATAAACCAAACTTCCCAAGAACATTTATTGACAGAGCTGCGGGGGCTTTAACAGGTACACAATCTGACAATAGTAATTTCTATATAGGAAATATTACATCAAACCCTTCACAAGTATTCTCACCTGTAGGTGAAGTACCTGTTAATGCGTATGGTATAGAACAACAGTCACCTGTATATGGTCCACAAGAACTTGCTCAGTTATATGAAGGACCAAGTAAAGATGTTAGATTAGGTGCCAATGGTCCTACATACTCTAATGGAGGAGGTATTGAAGGTGGATTTACGTGGGTGTCTCCTAAGTATAAAGGTAACGCTGGTAAGAAAGTTGGTCTTGGTGGTGAGGTTACAAATGAAGACGAAGACTTCAAACCGTCATCATATAACACAACTGAGTCTACTGAAAGAACATTTAGAGAGGGTTCTATTTTAGACGATACCCAAAGAATTATTGATAGCCAACCACAAGGTGGTAAAAGATTACAACACGTTGGTAATGCGATTGACCAAGTTAGTAAAGTATTCCATGATGGGTATAAAGAGTTAACTAAAGGCTCAAGAGTTTATAGATATGTTGGTGCAATTGGACAAGAAGTTGGTACTGAGTATTGTCGTGTATTTGCTAAAGATGTACCATACTTACAATACAATGACCTTCAAAAAGTTGATGGTATCACAACTGAAGGTAGAAGATTTGCATATTCGGTATTAGACAAAACATATAATCTTAATATTGTACCAAACAAACAAGAGGGTGGACAAGATTCTTCAAATATTATTGGTACCATTAATAATGCTGTTGCCAAGAAATACATGTTCTCAATCGAGAACTTAGCGTGGAGAACATCAAATACACCAGGTTTTTCAACATCAGACTTACCTGTTTGTGAGAGAGGTCCAAACGGAGGACGTGTTATGTGGTTCCCACCATACGGATTAACATTCAGTGAGACTGTTACCGCAAACTGGAATGCTAGTGAATTTTTGGGAAGACCTGAACCAATTTACACCTATAAGAGTACAAATAGAGGTGGGTCGTTAACTTGGAAGATAGTTGTTGACCATCCATCTGTGTTGAACGTTATTGTTAATAAAGTATTAAACAACGAAACAAATAGAGTTCGTATTGATAGTATACTTGAATCATTTTTTGCAGGATGTAGAAAATACGACATATATGAACTTGCTAAAAAATACCAAACCGTAAACCCTAATGACTTGTTCCAATTACAACAGGCCATTACAACTAAAGAAATGACTAGGGAGCAGATTGAGTATACAAGAAAAACAATTGAGAGTGGTGTTAATTCTCCAAACGGAGCCGACCAACCTATATCTTCATCGTCAATCAATAGTGAAGTTGAGTCATTATTAAAAAAGTACCTTAATTTGGGATTATATTTTGGAAATGATTACCCAAAACCAAATGGTACTACAGATTATATTACTGAGTATAATAGATATACATCGACTTCTAATAGAAAATATTATAACTCTAAAGAAAACGCAGGTGCCACAAATACCTTTTTTGATACAGTCGTAACTCCAAACTATAAAGTTGCAGAACAGTTTTGTTTAGATTTAGCAAAAATATTTGAAACAAATACCGAAGGTAGTGTAACAATTAATGTTGATTCAAGTTGTTCCGCACCTGCAACAAAAGCATATAACGTAGAACTATCAAGAAGAAGGATACGTTCTATGGTTGAATTTTTTACAAACAATCAAGCACTAAAAAAATATACAACATCTTCACCAAAAAGATTGATAATATTAGGTGGAACTGCTCTTGGTGAGGAAACTACAATTGGAAGTGGTACAACTAATTCTTCACAAGTACAAAAGGCGGCGGTTAAAAGTGGTGGTACATATACAGTCACTGATTTGACACCACTTGGAAACACGTTTAATTGTACTGATAACGACCCAAGTGCGTCAGGAGGAGACACCAATGCAGATTCTAAAGAAATATTCACAGTTAACGCAATGGCGTGTAGAAGAGCATTTATTAAAAACGTTTCAACAACAATACAAACCCCAAAGTCAGACCCAGTACCAAACAAGACTGATGTGTTAGTTGGAAATGTTGTGACTGAAACAGTAAAAGTTGAAGAAGTGACTCAAGAGTGGAAACCAAAAGACAACATAACTAAGAAAGTTGTAAGAGCTTTATTATCTGAGTGTGATTATTTTGAAACAATAAAGGCGGAAACACCGATGGTTTATGATAACCTAAAAGATAAACTTAAGTTTTTCCAACCATCATTCCACTCTATAACACCCGAAGGTCTTAACTCAAGGTTAACATTCTTACAACAATGTATGAGACCAGGGGATACTATCCCTACAATCAAACAAAAAACGCCAAATGCTAAACCTGAGGCAGAATATAATAATGCGGTAAATACCGCTTTTGGTGCACCACCCGTGTTAGTTTTAAGAGTTGGAGATTTTTATAATACAAAGATAATTCCGAATAACCTATCAATACAATATGAAGGTTTGGATATTAACCCTGAAGGTATTGGTGTTCAACCAATGATTGCCAATGTGACTTTGTCGTTTAACTTTGTCGGTGGTAGTGGGTTAAAAGAATCTATTGATAAGTTACAAAACGCTCTAACATTCAACTATTATGCGAATACCGAAATTTACGACGACAGAGCCGACGCTACCGATAAAGAATCTTCCAAAATACTTGACCAAATATTCTTGGCAGGACAGACACCTCCACCAATACCAGGAGCCAATAGTGCTCAACCAAATAACGGACAAAGTAATAATAACCCAATTGGAATTGTTATTAGTAGTTCTGCAACAACAAGTGGTACTACTGGAGTAATAAGTTATAGTGACTTCATGGAAAAAGTTAAAACCGATACTCAAACATACTTTACCAATGTTGTAAACAAAACTAAGGAAACTATTAACCAATATAATAATGCGGTAAGACAACAGTGGTTATTGGAGAGAAACTACACCCAAGGTAATTTTAATGTTGATTCACCAAACGTTGTTCTATTTGGTAAACCTAATAACGTTGAAAAAAGATTTGATGAAATATTTGTGGAATTAGATAATAATATCAAAAACGGCAGTGAAGGGTTTATCCAATTCATTTCGGATAACTCAAAAAACTTTTCAGAGAAATTGATTAGAACCGTAAAAGAGAATTATTCAAATTATGTTTCAAAAAAGAGAAGTTCATTCCAAAATGCGATTTCAAAAATTACACAAGATTTAGTAAATCAAGAACAATCTTATCTACAAACTTTAAGTAGAGTTAACATTGTTACTTATAAAGGAACAACTTTTGATTCTGGAACTGACGGATTTCAAACTAACAACGGACCCGTAACAACATACGTAACTTTAGGAACATCTAGAGTTACTAAAGGTTCTACCGCGGCAAACACACTGATTGAGTTAGTTGACGACGTTAAAAAAATCCAACAAGATATTACAGGATTTAATCAAGTTATTTTTTCAAATAGTAAGTTTTCTTTTAATAGTACCGAATATGAGGGAATACTTGTATATCAAGTTGATAATGGTAAGTCTAAAGCGGTTACAACTCAACAAGTTTTCTTACCTTTTAGTAGGAATGCAAGTTTTGAGAATAATGTTTTTAGAAGAGTATATATGATTGTTTCTGATGATGTTGTTGATGATAAAAAATACCAAACATTCAAACAAAAAATTATTGGTAACGTTATAGGAAACCAAACTGTAATTGGAAATGGTTCTGCAGAAATTGAAGCAGCGTTTAATCTTTATTGGGAAAAAACAGCAAAACCTGCGTTCTTGGAAGAAAATAGTATATCTAAATCTTTTGTGGATAATTTAGAAAAAAATGGTTTGAAAAATTATTTAGTATATACACCATTTAGTAAAAAAGATAGAGAGTTTACGTTTACAACTGAAAACCCATCTACCGCAGACAAGAAAAAATCACAAGAGAATATGATTAAAGGATTAGCCAATACCACAAATCAAAACACTAATGTATTAACTTGGAATGACACCAACGGTAACGCGACAGGTGCATTCATATCAAAAGCAAAACTTAACTAATGGCATTTCAGTATTGGAATAGATATAGTGATTTTCTTATAAATGGTGAACAAACTGTGGTACCATGGGTTCCACTTGCTCAAAAGCCAACTGACAAAGCTTACATATATAAAGTTGCTAAAAGTAGGTTAGACAAAGTTTCTCAAGAGTATTATAACTCACCATATTTTGGGTGGTTAATCCTTCAAGCTAATCCGCAATTTGGAGGACTTGAGAACAACATATATGATGGTGCGGTATTGATTATTCCTTTTCCGTTATTACCATCTTTACAGGATTATAAAGCCGCGTTAGAAAATCATTTTTATTATTATGGCAGGTAACATTCAAGCAGATAACAGCGGAAATATTCTTGTAGAATTCGATTACAACAACATTATTGTTGTTGACCCAAATAAGACAATTGATGTTTTTGGTAACGTTGCGGAGCGTCTTGTTGACCACGAGAATTTAGTTATGTATGCAAACTTGGAAGCTGAAGTTGTTCCAAGAACAAAACTTGCCGTTGGAGGTAGCCCTGAAGACAGACTTAGAACCATTTCGGTTGCTAAGATGAATTTTTTGAAACCAACAAAAAACACATACCTTGGAACTGGATATTACGATGAGATAACGGGACAAAACTCAACAGAGTTTAAAGGTGCAAACCAACAACTAGAGATAGGTCAACCTGACAACAACAACGGTAAGGCTTATATTCAAAATACTGTTGCCAATGAGAAAGACATTATGGATAATGGACTTTTGGGTATAACGTCAATTAACATACAAACTAACTCAAGTTACATACCTACAGTAGAAATAATGTTGGAAGATGTACAAGGAAGAGGATTGTTTCAATTAGGTAATAACTCACCCTACTCCGCCTTTTTTAATTTACCATATCCACCATTCTATCTAACATTGAAAGGATATTATGGACAGGCTATTAGATACCAACTTAATTTAGAAAAGTTTAATGCCACATTTAACACATTTAGCGGTAACTATCAAGTTAGACTTCAATTCAAAGGATATAAATTTAATATCCTAAATGAAATTGCAATGGGTCACTTATTAGCGGCACCACACATGTATAGTCAAAGATTTGATGTTGCTCAAACCCCTGTAGGTCCACAACAATCAAATAAGTCCGCAGAATCACAAGCAAGTACTCAAGCGGAAAAAGGAGCTAATAATGTAGGTTCTAAAGAAGCGGTTGTTACCCAGCTGGTTGCTGAAAAGGGATATCAAAAAATTGTTGAGGTTTATAGTGAATATAAGGCCAAAGGATTAATTCCACCTGATTTTCCTGAATTAACTCTTGTACAACTTATGAACAAGTTAGAAATGTTTGAACAAAACATTATGAACTCGTTTGATAAAACAGAGGTTGAATCTTTAACTAATATAAGAAACTATAAAGGAATACTAACACAATACTTCAACAGCGTAAGAGGTGCGGACAATTCATGGTTTAATACTTATTTGGACCCACAACCTGTTGTTTTGATTGCGGGAAAGACTGGTAAAAACGTTTATTTATTTAAACCATTAGAACAATCGGTTAAAGATTCTGCGGTAACATTATTAAAAGATAATGTAACAAGATTTAATAAGTCACTTGCTGAAAACCCAACATTGGGGGCAAAAGGACCGTCTCCAATAGTTAACCCAATTAAATACGATATATTTGAGTGTCCTGTTCCAGGGGAAGCGGACATTGATTGGACTGAAACGACAAGAATACGAACAGGAATTGTTTTACCTACAACTGAAGATATTAAAAAACAAAAAGATATTATTTTAAATAACAAGTTAAAACCAACATTTGAAAAAACAAAACCTGAAAACATTGTTTTTGATAAATTAGTAACTCAAAAATGTTTTATTTTTGAGGGGGATGGTAGATTTGATAAAGAAATTACTCTTTTAGAAACCCAAGCAAATAAAAAATTATCAGAATATGAAAGTGATATTTCTGCAAAATTACTTAGAAAAATAGAAGATAAGGATGCGGGTATTGGGTTTAAACCCACTGTTAGAAATATTATTGCTGTTATTATGGCATCGGCGGAAGGTTTTATTCGTCTTATGGACGATTGTCATACTAATGCTTGGAGTGTAAAATACGACCCTGTAAGAAAAAGAGCGATTTTAGACAACCCAACATCAGCACCAAGTAGTGAAACAATAGACAACGTAAAAAGAAATCCGTTAAATACTGCGGACAATAATTCACAGATACCCGTTTATCCGTGGCCTCAATTCTTTGTTGAATCACCCGATGATAAAAAAGGGAGATTCCAATTAAAGTATATTGCGGACCCAACTGTTGTGGATTTAACCCAAGGATACCTTTTTGATAAGTGGCCAGAGGTTGAATTTGTTGAAGAGTACATGAAAGGATTAACACAAAAGTTTCAAAATCCTGCAGCACCACCACCACTTGACAACCAAAACGATACAAACATAATTAACATAAATGCAATAGAGTACCCCTCAACAGGACTTGCATATTCTAATAAAGAAGAGATTAAATTTTTCTATGAGATTTGGGAGAGACAATTTCTTACATCTCATTATTCTGGTTTAGTTAGAGCAAATTCAAGCCAAACAGACGAGTTATTAAGATTGAATGTTGAAACCGAAGTTAATAATATCCAAACTAAACTTGGAGGTAGTTCGCCATACTTAACACTCAAACTTAAGAATTTTAATTTGAACGCGTCTAACTACCCTCAGTTTTTAAATACAATATCAAACTTAGGTACAGGTAGAGCGTACCAAGATTACATTAGAGATTTCTTTGTTACACCATATATAAAAAACATAACTGAAAATTCTTTTGCTATTTTAGGCACGTTAGAACTTGGAAAAATTCCACAGACATCTGCAAAATCAGAAGCCCTAAGGTCTTTAATAACTAATGCATCCAACGAACCATTGATTGTTGACACTTTACCCTACACAGATTCTACATGGTGTTTAAACAACATGAGTCAAAGTAATACCGCGATTTCAAATCAAGTTTATAATACAAATAAATCTTTAACTATATTTGAACAAAGAAAGATTATTTCCAATTTTACGGATGTATATAATTACGTCTTTAATAGACCTGTAACTAATTTTGGATATATATTAAACCCTAACCCAACCGTGGTTGCTTTAACCATAGGTATTCCATCTTTGGGTGTTGTTGGATTGAATGCTTTTTACGGAACAAGAACCCCTGACAATTTTATCGCAACCGAGGGATACGTTAACGGAACAACACCAACAGGTGCCTTTGGTCCAAGAAGTACAACATCTATGTTGAACACTCCTTATTTTATCAACGCAATCCAAAACGGGGTATATAATTCAAGAATTTCAGGAAACACATATCCGTATGTTCAAGCGGCATTTTTGTTTTTAAATTCATTACCTTTAGCAACGTTAAGAGAAAAATATAAGACATATACTAAACCCGAACCACCACAAACCAATGGAGTTACTACAGATTTAGATTATATTTCATCGGCACTTAAAAAGTTTGGTGCAATTCATAAATTACCATACGCATGGGTATTAAAGTATGGTTCTATTTGGCACAGATACAAAAGATATAAAGAATCTAATGTGGATATCTTACAAAGTGCTTGGAATAACTTTAACTATGCGGGAAATTATTATCCAATAACAAGTGCCACAACACAAACGTATTCATTAAAATATGGTGATAACAATATTAATATAACTTTACAAACTGAAGATACAACAAGTGTAAATATGCAGGTTGGATTCTACCCTAAAGTTATTAATGACTTTAACGTGTTTTTTAATGGTTATGATTTATACAAAGATTATACAAATCAAGAAATACAAAATAGTGTTAATGGAGGGTTGAAGTTATATAACTTTAGTAGTTCTAATATTAATAGTGCAACACAAGGAACTAAAAACCTTAGGTTGTCAACTTGGTCTGTTTTATTACCAAACATAAGTCCAGATTCCCCAATAGATTGTAATCCTAAAGATAATACAAGTGGAGACGAGTATTATGTTATACCATCATTTGGTACACCATTAAACCAAACAATTAATGCGTGTCTTACTGGACAAACAACAACACCAGGCACCAAAGTAAATTTAACCAACAACACAAGTGTGTTCAACGGCTCAGTTAGATGTTTATGGTCAGCACCTAATTTTGGATATTATGATAATAACCAAATAACATACCCACAACCTGATTCATATCTTAATTTTATTACAACAGGAAATAGCCAATCACCTGTTACCTTTTTAACTCAAGATGAGTACACTAAAATAGAAGAAGTGTTTTCTGTTTTTGATAAAAAAATATTGGATAGATTTGAACAAGAGTTTTTGAATTTTTGTAAGCCAATAACAAACGCGTCTGTGGGAGAAGAAACCGCAACCTTTGGAGTTTCGCCAGTAAACGTAAACGCAAACTTCAGAAATTTCCAATCGTTTTTCAAGAGTTTAATGAGTGTTCCGATTAAAACAAGCGGACAAACAGAAGAACAATATTTTAATAATACAATTGAAAACCAATTTGCTGTTTTCCAAAACGGAGTTAAATCTTTTATGGAGTATGATGTAATATTCAAGTATGGTAATCCATCAAACTATCAAAGAAGAATGTTTGATTCTTATTTATCTTACAACAACACGCCAGTTGTTATTGACCCAATCACATTCAATCCATATGTCCCAAACACACTTCCAACAAGAGGAGGAACTCTTAGTTTGAGTCAATCTCAAATTAATAACAGGGCGGCTTGGATTGCCCTTGAAACAGAGGTTGGATTTTCAACTATACCAAATGTTCGATATAGTGCAACAGGGTCTTACATTACTGATTTCTTTGTTGATAATAACATAGAATTTACGGCACAAAATGTGATTTTGTTATCGCCAATAATTAAAATGTATGCGACACAGAAGTTAATAAATCCATCTTTAAATCGCGTTCAGTTTCAAACTCAACTTAGTCAGTATCTGCAAAGAGAAACAAGTTTACAAAATAACTTTTTGAATGGTGTGTTGTCTAAATTAAGGGCAAGTTTACCTGACCAACAACAATTACCCGAAAGAAAAATTAGTAGTGTAATAACAGGAGAACAAAGTAAGGTGGAAAATTATGAAGTTTTTAAAGCTTTAAATGATAAGTGGATTGCGGGTGGAGACTACAAAACAAAAACTTTATTTGAGGATATCTTGTTCTTGGATAGAGCGTCAAGAAATATTGGAGACACAATACTTTTAGATATATTTGATTTAAAAACTATGTTTGGTGTTGGTGGGGACAAACCAGGAGAGTATTCTTTGAATCAAGCTATGAGCGTATTCACATTCATTAGTGGTATTCTTATTAAGAATAACTTTACAGTTATGAATTTACCAGCCTACGTAAACTTTTATAACATTCAAGATGTTGACGGAACTACAGAACCAAAACCTGAAGGCTCTTTAGAGTTTGCAAATAATTTTTGGGGAACTTTTTTAAATGTTGATTATAGAAATTCAGGTCCAAAAATGGTGTGTTTCTATGTGGGCAAACCGTCACAATATCTTGCATTACCAAAAGGTAACTCAAGATTTAGAGATGACGCATTTGAAATGAGAAGAGCATCTGAAAACCCACTGTTAGAAAATCAACAAGGTAAAAAAGATTGGGCGGTATCAAACAAATGTGTTGGATTTAATGTTGACCTTGGAATTAGAAATCAAAACATATTCTATTCATTCACTGTTTCCCAAGACAATGGTGTTGCAACTTCAGAATCAATTAACACCCAACTTAACATGGTTGACCAAGCGTCAGGAAGAGCGGTGGCAACTCAAAATGTTAGTTTATATAACCTATACAAACAAAGAAGTTATAAGTGTACTGTTACTGCTTTAGGGAATGCGTTAATCCAACCTACAATGTACTTCAATGTAAGGCACGTACCTATGTTTAACGGTCCTTATATGATTACAGATGTAAATCACTCAATACAACCTGGAAGTTTCCAAACTGTATTTAATGGTGTTAGACAGGGTATCTATGATTTACCTGCGATTGACAGTTTCTTACAAAGTATTAATCAAAACCTTCTAACAAAACTTGAAGAGTTGAAAAAAATTAATAAAGAACAAGTTGCGGTTAGTGGAATTACAAATACAATCAAAGCTAAAGAATTACCTCAACAGGCCAACAATACATTAGACACCACAAACTCGTGTAGTGCAAAAGTTATTCTTCCTGAATATACAAACGCTAATCCTGCCTATACGGCTGTTAACGGTACGTCTACAAAGGTTACACCTCAAGAACTTGCAAATGCTCTTAAGAGATTGATACCAAGTAACCCTGATTTACAGTCAATAATATATTGTATTTCATACATGAAAACATATCAAAAAGATTCTAACACATCTGTAGGTACGTTTAACGCATGGAATAACAACTTAGCCATACTTGATTTAGAAATGAGTTATGGTGGACAAATATCACAACTTCAAAGAACGTATAGTTGTATAAATATAACATCAAACCCGTCAACAAGTTCATCTAAACCAGTTGCACACTTCGCATCTTTAGACGCGTATATTAATTTTATGTCTGGTAGATTAACGGCAAATGTTAATAGAATTTTAGATATTGGTCTTGCAAAGTATTATGTTTGTTTTTGGCCTAAGTCTAATATTACACCTGAGTATTATGATTCTCATATTGGTGAATTTAAACAAACAAAAGATACGTTCTATAAAGCGTTAAAATCAGCGACTGAGGTCGGATTAACTAATGCCGATAAAGTAATTGACTTCAAGACAGCAATAAAGAATGCTGAGGCAAAAGGAAGAACACCAGGAGTTACACCAACCCCAACACCACTTCCTGTACTTTCAGGATTAACGTGCCCTCCACCGATTATTAATACATTCACACCATTGTCTGGTAATACTGGTACAATAATTCAAATCAACGGTAGAAACTTGGCGAGTGTAAGTGCGGTTACTTTCTCAAGCCAAGTTACACCACAACAACCACAACAAATTTTTGAAAAAGTATTAGCTAAAGATATCACGTTCTTGAATGAAAATACCTTAAGATTATCAATACCAAAATTTGGAACAGGAACATTTAAAGTTCAGACCAAGGTTGCGGCGGTAGGTGAATATGGTTTATATAGTCCCACTGGATTATTCACCTATGACCCAGCGATTTCCGCATCTACCGCATCATCACCAGGCGCGTTCCAAAACCCTACTAATGCCAACGCAGTTCCACCATCTTCAGCAACAACGGGTACAACAGGAACGACAGTTACTACTACAAACCCAAATTTACAAAATACTGCACAAAGCCCATTAATATTAACTGATAAAACATCAAGTGAACTTGGTAACGGAATTTTGACAGTAAAAGTAAATCCTGTTGAAGGGGTCGGTGTTTGGAAAATAGATGACCAGCCAAGGTACAATTATAGGATTGATGCGATAGAAATTGGACCGAACAACACGGTTAAACGATACACGCCAAGCGAAGGTACATATCAAGCGCTTGAAGGATTCGTGTCACCTGATGGTCAAACATTCTCAATAACAAGAGAAGCGTTTATTGATAAAGCGTTTGAACAGGATATTGAAATGGAGGATGGAAATAGACTTGAAATTAGTACAACAATTGAATTGTATGCTAGACCTGCGGACAAAGTAAAATACCCTCAAGATTTCTCTAGAGATTATAATTTCAGAATCGTTGTTCCATCAACAGGAAACACGGTTCAACCCGAAGGTTCTTTAGTTTCTATACAAAGAAGTGAAGACGTTGATTTACCTAATTATAATGGTAAAGAATATTACAATATAAAAAGACCTAATGGTGGGTACATTACTTATAGATTCAGTTGTCCTCGTTGTGTAATAACTAAAGTTGAGGTTGTTAAGTCAAACGAACAAACATCGGTACAAAACATAACAATAACCAATACTCCTGACACCAAATATACAAACGTTATCGATGTGAAAAATTCAGGGAGATTTGTTTTATCTGTAACTTATAATAATGCGGACGTGCCAGGAACATTTACAGCAAAGAGTGAGCCCTTCACTTTATAGCATAACAATATATTTATATAGAAAGATTCATATGAACATTAAAGAAGCAATAGACAACTATTTAGGAAAAAGAACAAACTTTTCTGATAGAGACCTGGGAGATGGTACTAAAGAAGTTTGTGATTTAGATACTGGTGTTTGTTATATCGTCAGAGAAAGAGACGGTCTAATAGAAAGAGTTCAAAACAATACTTATGTTAATAAACAAGTAATGGTTGAAACTGGTAACGGAATAAAAACATTATTAAACGGATAAAAAATGAGTTTAGATAAAAAAATTATTAGTGAGATTGAAAGATATAGAAGTATCAATCAGTACATCATGGAACAAGCCGCAGTACCACCCCCACCTGCTGAAGACGCATTAGGGGCACTAGCACCTGAGGCTGGAGCGACACCTCCACCAGCACCTGCTGAGGCGGTACCACCAGCAGCACCTGCGGAACCTCAAATTATTGATGTTGAGAATGACCCTGACGTTGAGAAACTTGACGACGAAGGTAAATCCGAAGAAGGAGACGAAGGAGAAGGTTCTGAAGAATTAGATGTTACAGAATTAGTTGACTCTCAAAAAAATATTGAAAAGAAACAAGAAGATTATTTCAACAACTTATTCAACCAACTTAATGATTTACAATCTAAATTAGGTGAAATGGATAATATTATGAATAAACTTAACTCACTTGAAAATAAGATTGAGAAATATAGAGAGAAAACCCCTCAAGAAAAGTTAGAATTAAGAACATATGATTCATATCCGTTTAACCAAAAACTTTCACAATTCTTTGATGATAAATCAGAAGAAATGGAAAAGACAGGAAAAAATGATTATGTTTTAACTTCAGACGAGGTTACCGATATTAATGTTAATGACATCAAAAATTCATTTCAACCAGGAGGAGGAATGGAAAAAGAAGCTTATAAAACATCGTTCAGATAATCTGAACAAAATATATAAAAGGTACCCAACAGTACCTTTTTTCATTTGACTATAGTCACACTTTAAACTATACTTGTATAAACAAATTCTCAAATTAAAAATTAAAAAACATGAGTTCATTAGACGCCGTATTGGCACAGTACGAAAAAAATCAAATCGGGGGCGGGGCCCAATCAAAAATGTCGCAAGACGAAAGAATGAAAAAGTATTTCGCTTTAATCCTTGGGGATAAAGAGAAATCAGGACAAAGAAGAGTAAGAATTCTTCCTACACCAGATGGTTCATCACCATTTAAAGAAGCTTGGTATCACGAAATCCAAGTGGGAGGCCAATGGCAGAAGTTCTACGACCCAGGAAAAAACGACAACGAGCGTTCACCTTTAAATGAGGTTTACGAAGAATTGATGTCAACTGGTAAAGAATCTGACAAAGAATTGGCTAAACAGTACAAATCTCGTAAATTCTACATTGTTAAAGTTATCGACAGAGACCACGAAGAAGACGGTCCAAAATTCTGGAGATTTAAACACAACTACAAGAATGATGGTATTCTTGATAAAATTATTCCTATTTGGAGAAACAAAGGTGACATCACTGATGCTGAAACAGGTCGTGATTTAATCATCGAGTTGGCAAAAGCCAAAACTCCAAAGGGTAAAGAATACACTACAGTTTCGACTATTATGTATGACGACCCAACTACAGTTCACCAAGATGCTGATACAGCAAAAGAGTGGATTACTGATGAGTTAACATGGTTGGATGTATATTCAAAAAAACCTGTTGAATATCTTGAGGCAATCGCAAGAGGGGAAACACCAAAATGGGATTCTGAAAAAGGTGGATATGTATATGGTGATAGCTCAGTAGAAGAAACTTCTATTGGTGGTGGAAAACCAAAGTCATCCGCTAAGTCAGTTGACCCACAAGTTAATGACGAACCAGACGGTGATTTACCGTTCTAATTTATAACAAGGGTGGGAATCCCCCACCCTTTAATTTTTTTTACATGACGTTTAAAGAAGAAATTGATTTACAATTAAGAGATAATAAAATATTATCCTATGAAATTTTAAGTCAGTTAAAAGATAAAAGTTACTTCTCAGGAAGAGGTAAACAAATTGGTGATACAGTTTTGTTTGGTATGTTGAGAGAAGGTGAAGAGGGAGAACTTAATCATAGATTAGTAACCTTTCACGAAGAAGAAGTAGGTTCCTTATATGAGGAAGACCCTATCTTCTATAAAGGACCAAAGGCAAACAAACTACCAAACATAAAAAAAATACAAAATGGCGATTAAGAAAAACGATTTCGAAAGTTTAAAAAAGAAGTTTTCCACTTCAGCAAAATATAAACCACAAAGATTTTTTGATTTGGGTCCTGACTTCTTGGATGCCGTTGGACTTCCAGGTCCAGCCATTGGACATTTAAATATGTTACTTGGTCACTCAGACACAGGTAAAACAACTGCCTTGGTAAAAACAGCGGTAGATGCTCAGAAAAAAGGAATTCTTCCTGTATTCATCATCACAGAACAAAAATGGAGTTTTGAACACGCTAAGTTGATGGGATTCCAATGTGAAGAGGTTGTTGATGAAGAGACAGGGGAATTAGATTGGGATGGATTTTACATCTTCAATAATAACTTTGACTACATCGAACAAATTACAGATTACATCAATAGTTTGTTGGATGCTCAAGAAAAAGGTGAGTTAGATTATAGTTTATTGTTCCTATGGGACTCAGTTGGTTCTGTTCCTTGTAAGATGACTTTTGAAGGTAAGGGTGGTAAACAACACAACGCATCAACACTTGCAGACAAAATTGGTATGGGTATCAACCAACGTATTTCAGGTTCACGTAAAGCTGATTCAAAATACGAAAACACTTTGGTTATTGTTAACCAACCTTGGGTTGAACTACCAGACAATCCGTTTGGTCAACCAAAAATTAAGGCTAAGGGTGGTGAGGCGATTTGGTTAAACTCATCTTTGGTGTTTTTATTTGGTAACCAAAAAGGAGCGGGAACTAATAAGATTACGGCAACAAAAGACAAAAGAAGCATTAAGTTTGCAATTAGAACTAAAATCTCTGTAATGAAAAACCACATTAATGGTTTGGGTTATGAGGATGGTAAGATAATTGTGACACCACACGGATTCTTGGCGGGTAAAGAAGCGGCAGAAGAAAAGGTCTCTATTGAGGCCTACAAAAAAGAATACGCTGACTATTGGAAAGATATTATCGGTTCTGATGGTGAGTTCACTTTGAAAGAAGAAAAAGAAGATTAGTATATTGTTTCACATTTAAATCACAGATTGTGATTAAGACATTATTAGTAGACGGAGATAATCTGTTTAAAATTGGATTTCACGGGGTAAAAGAGATGTATGCAGGTGGTGACCACTTGGGTGGGATATATCACTTCATAAACATCTTAAGAAAGTTTCTCGAAGAGCACAATCACGATAAGGTGGTAGTGTTTTGGGATGGGGATTCAAACTCATCAAAGAGAAAGTCATTATACCCATTATACAAGGCGAATAGAAGACAGGATATGAATGAGTACAAGTACGAATCATATCTTCAACAAAAGGCTCGAGTTAAACAATACCTTGAGGAGATATTCGTACGCCAAGTTGAAATGAATAACAACGAAGCGGATGACTTAATTGCTTATTATTGTAAAATCGCAACCGATGAAAAAATTATCATCTTCTCGGGTGATAAAGACCTTACACAACTTATATCGGAAAACATCACAATCTATTCCCCTGTATCTAAACAATACTATAAGGATGGGGACATGATTACAATCAATAGGGTAGACATACCACATTACAATGTTTTAGTAACCAAAATTTTCACAGGAGACAAATCTGACAATATCGAAGGTATTGAAGGATTGGGGGAAAAGACTTTATTAAAGTTCTTTCCTGATTTGCAGAAAAAACCATGCACTATGGAGGAATTGCTTTATATTGCACAAAATAATGAGCAAAAGAAAAAACCAAAAGCCCTTGAGAATATTTTGACTGGTAAGACAAAAAGCGGTATACTTGGTGAAGACTTCTACAACACAAATAAGAAGATTGTAGACCTTCATACACCACTCATCACCGAAGAAGGAGTTGAGTTGGTTATACAAATCCACACCGATACAATTGACCCTACCGATAGAGGTTACAAGAATTTGATGAGAATGATGATGGAGGACGGTCTCTTCAAATACCTTCCCAAGAACGACGAAGCTTGGGTCAACTTCCTCAAACCATTTATGAAATTAATAAGAAAAGAAAAACGAAAGACATGATAGATTATACTTTGTCGGACAAATTGAAAGTTCAATACCAAACCGCAAATCCTTTTCCATATATCGTGATAGACAACTTTCTCCCTGAAAATCTATTAAAATCTTGTATCAATGAGATAAAAAAACACAATGAATGGTATTCTAATCAAATGGGTTGGGTAGAAGAATTTCAAAAAAACAAATTCTATTACCCGAACGAAAATACAGATATGGAAGATTTTGCAAAAAAACTTCCAATAACAAATATGATTACCGATTATATGAATTCGGAGCCATTTATAAATTTTTTGGAAAATCTAACAGGATTTAAAAAACTATATAGAGACCCTCTAATGCTTGGTGGTGGAATTCATAAAATAAACAGAGGAGGAAAACTTTCAGTTCACATTGATTATAATGAACATCCTGGTCAAAAATGGAAGAGAAATCTTAACGTACTACTTTATTTAAATGAAAATTGGAAATCAGAGTGGGAAGGAAAATTAGAGTTTTGGGATAAAGAAAGTTGGGTTAAAAAATTAGAAGTTGAACCAATTTTTAATCGAGTGGTTATTTTTTCAATTGAAGATGCCCCTCATGGACATCCAATCCCATTGAACACTCCCGATAATGTTTCTAGATACTCATTGGCTCTTTATTATTTTACAAACGAAGAAGTAAAAAACAAACACACAGTTGTGTTTTATAAAGATGAAGATTTAGGAATAACAAAAAAAAATGACAATATATTCAAAATATAAAAAACGAAACACAAACAAAAATTAAACAAACATGAAAGAGCAAGACAGCACAAAGATGGAATTCCTTTTGACCCTTAACGATAATATCGTGGTCCAAAGATTTTTCAATGTGAGAGGGTTCAACCAAAAGGCAAAAAACTCTGTAGAGTTGTACGAAACCGTTAGTCAAATTAAAGACCAACTTCAGTATCACCTGAAAATGAAAACGGTTATTTACATGATGGACAACAGAGATGCCATTACTCACGACCCGTCAATTATGAACACTTCGTATACCGAAGGACCTGAAGTTTTTAACCTTTTTATTAAGGTTGCGGACACGACAATTTGTCACAGAGTTTTTGATGGAAAATTTTTCCCACCAAAAGTTCGTTATACGGTTGACGTACGACCATTTTTAAAAGAGATTCTAAGAGAGTTGACTGACATTTTTTCAACTCAGAAATTAACTTACAAATATTTGGAATTTGACCTTAGTAAGTAACTATTTAATAATACAGGGGATACATTATAACAAATTATGAACAAAAATTTCGATTATTTAGGGAACACTTTTCAGATTCAATTACTTAACCAGATTGTAGTAGACAAAGATTTTTCATCGTCTATTATCGACGTTATCGAAGCATCTTATTTCGACAACAAGTACTTCAAAATCATCTTACAAATGATTAAGGAATACTATGTTAAGTATGAGTCTACGCCTAACTTCGAAACCCTTGAACAAATTATTAAATCCGAGGTCACTCAAGAAATGGTTGCTAAAATTGTGTTAGACACATTGAAGCAAGTTAAAGAGGCTCCATTTGAAGGAACTCAATTTGTCCAAGAAAAGGCTTTAAAGTTCTGTAAACAACAGGAACTTCAAAAGGCTATGGACAAAGCACAAAAAATTATCACACAAGGTGATTTTGAATCCTACGATAAAGTTGAAGGATTAGTGAGAGAGGCTTTACAAGTAGGTGAAATTGAAAAAGGACAAACAGATATCTTTTCAGAATTGGAAACCGTATTGGACGAGGATTATAGACACCCAATTCCAATGGGAATACCAGGTATTGACAGATTATTAAAAGGTGGGTTAGCAAAAGGAGAGATAGGTGTTATTTTAGCTCCAACAGGGGTTGGTAAAACAACTATATTAACCAAGATAGCAAACACCGCATTTAATATGGGATACAATGTTCTCCAAGTATTTTTTGAAGACAACCCAAAGATTGTCCAAAGAAAACACTTCACCATTTGGACGGGCATTGCACCTGATGAATTAGCTAATCATAGAGATGAGGTTATTGGTAAAATAACTGACATCCAAGAAACTATGAAAAACAAGTTAATTTTGAAGAAGTTGGCATCTGATACTATGACTATGAATCAATTAAAGAGTCAAGTTAGAAAAATCATTGCTGACGGAACAAAAATTGACATGATTATGTTAGATTACATCGATTGTGTATTACCTGAGACATCTGCAAAGGATGAGTGGAAGGCTGAGGGTTCAGTAATGAGAGGTTTTGAAGCAATGTGTCACGAACTAAATTTGGTAGGATGGACCGCAACTCAAGGAAATAGAAGTTCTATATCTTCAGAAGTTGTAACTACAGACCAAATGGGAGGTTCAATCAAAAAGGCACAAGTAGGACACGTTATTATCACGGTAGCAAAAACACTCCAACAAAAAGAAATGAATCTTGCGACAATAGCCATTACTAAATCACGTCTTGGTAAAGACGGGGTCGTATTTGAAAACTGCAAATTCAACAACGAATTACTTGAAATCGACACTGAAAGCTCGGTGACATTCTTAGGTTTCGAGGAACAACAAGAAGAAAGGAAGAGAGATAGGGTTAAAGAACTTATGGAGAAAAGAAAGGCAAAAGAAGCCTCAACAAAAGCTCAAAATAACACCTAATTAAATATCTACTTTTTTCAAAAAAAACTTATTTTTTTTTATAAAAAATTGTGGTCGTTAAGTAGACAACCGCATATTTATCATAAAAATCGTTGATTTTTTGATAAAAAAAACAATTACTTAAATTTAAACAAATGGACATTTCAAACAGAATTTTATCGGACATTACCGTGTACATGAAGTACGCCAAGTATATCCCAGAACTAAAAAGAAGAGAAACATGGCAGGAACTTGTTACTAGAAACATGGAGATGCATATCAAGCAGTACCCTAAACTAGAAAAAGAGATTCGCGAAAACTACATGTATGTTTTCAGAAAACAAGTACTACCATCAATGAGGTCGATGCAGTTTGCAGGAAAACCTATTGAAATTTCACCAAATAGAATTTACAACTGTGCCTTTGCACCAATCGATGATTGGAGAGTGTTCTCAGAAATCATGTTCTTACTTTTGGGTGGAACAGGAGTTGGATACTCAGTACAAAAACATCACGTAGATGCATTACCTGAAATCAGAAAACCAAACAAAGAAAGAGGTAGAAGATGGTTAGTGGCTGACTCAATTGAAGGATGGGCTGACGCTGTTAAAGTGTTGGTTAAATCATACTTCTTTGGTGGTTCACACATCCAATTTGATTTCAGTGACATTAGACCTAAAGGTGCGAGATTAGTTACATCTGGCGGTAAAGCACCTGGCCCACAACCACTTAAAGAATGTCTTATCAAACTTGAAGGAATCTTAGATTCAAAACAAGATGGTGAGAAGTTAAAGGCTATTGAAGTTCATGATATGGTTTGTCATATCGCTGATGCAGTACTTGCTGGTGGTATTAGAAGAGCGGCACTTATTTCATTATTCTCAGCAACAGACGATGAGATGATTGGATGTAAGAGTGGTGCATGGTGGGAAACAAATCCACAAAGAGGTAGAGCTAATAACTCTGCAGTATTGATGAGACACAAGATTGATAAAGATTACTTTATGGACTTGTGGAAAAGAATTGAGGCAAGTGGAGCAGGAGAACCTGGTATCTACTTGAGTAACGATAAAGATTGGGGAACAAACCCTTGTTGTGAAATTGCTCTTAGACCATTCCAATTCTGTAACCTTACAGAGGTTAACGTATCAAACGTTGTATCTCAAGAAGATTATGAAGATAGAGTTAGAGCGGCTACGTTCATCGGAACACTACAGGCGGGATATACTGATTTCCACTACTTAAGACCTATATGGCAAAGAACAACTGAAAAAGACGCTTTAATTGGAATTTCAATGACAGGTATTGGTTCAGGTGCGGTTCTTGGATTAAACATGAAAGCGGCGGCTAAAGTTGTAAAAGACGAAAACAAAAGAGTTGCTGACTTACTTGGTATTAACCCAGCAGCAAGAACAACAACAGTTAAACCTGCGGGAACAACTTCTTTAACATTAGGTACATCAAGTGGTATCCACGCATGGCACAACGACTATTATATTAGAAGAGTAAGAGTTGGTAAAAACGAAGCAATCTATTCTCATTTAAAAGAAAATCACCCTGAGTTGGTGGAAGATGAATACTTCAGACCACACGACACAGCGGTTATTGGAATACCACAAAAATCACCTGAAGGTTCAATCTTAAGAAATGAATCACCAATCCAATTATTGGAGAGAGTGAAGAAAGTTCAACAAGAATGGATTAAACCAGGTCACAGAAGTGGTTCAAATGCTCACAATGTATCTGCAACCATTTCAGTTCGTGAACACGAATGGCCTGCGGTTGGTGAGTGGATGTGGGAGAACAAAGATGCATACAATGGATTATCAGTTCTACCATACGACGGAGGAAGTTATATCCAAGCACCGTTTGAAGATTGTACTAAAGAAAAGTACGAAGAGCTTATGAAAACATTACATGATGTTGATTTATCTAAAATTGTTGAATTAAATGATGATACAGACTTGAGTGGTGAAGTGGCTTGTGCTGGAGGGGCTTGTGAAGTAAAATTCGTATAATATGAACGAACAAAATAACGGAAGGGAGAAGCCTAAAAAACTTCTCCCTTCTGATTTTTACTATAATGATAAAGGATTAATTGTTTTTACAGAATCATACCACACTAATAGAGGTTTTTGTTGTGGTAAAGGATGTTTAAATTGCCCTTATGAACCAAAGTATCAAAAAGGTAATACTTCTTTAGTAAAAAAATAATCCAAGTATATTTATGGTATATGGCAGATGGAATTACATATGGTCTTAATTTCCCTTTTAGAGATTCTAGAAGGGGTGACTACTTAGAACTTACTCAATTAGAGTCTCAAGAAATCAAGGCGGACTTAATACATCTTTTATTAACTAGAAAAGGTAGTAGATATTTTTTACCTGATTTTGGAACAAGATTGTATGAGTTTTTATTTGAACCTTTTGACGGATTAACTTTTGACGCCATTCAGTCAGACATAAGAGATGCCGTTCAAGCTTATATGCCAAATTTATTATTGAATCAAATAACAATTACCCCAGCAGACCCAATGGAAGAAGTTGACACTATGTTAGGAGAAAACACGGTAGGAACAAGTGAATCACCAATATATAGACTTCCTGGTAAAGGGACATCAGAATATACCGCTAAAATTAGAATAGACTATTCTAACAACAGAACAACTTTTGCTCAAAGTGATTTTGTTATAATTAATATTTAATATAGATGGCAAATCGTAAAATTTCATATACAACCAGAGATTATCAGGGAATAAGAACTGAGTTACTCAATTATTGTAAAACATACTATCCTGAATTAATTCAGGACTTTAATGATGCCTCAGTATTCTCCGTGTTTATTGATTTGAATGCTGCGGTTGCAGATAACCTACATTATCATATTGATAGAAGTATTCAGGAAACTGTTCTTCAATATGCACAACAAAGGTCATCTATCTATAATATAGCTAGAACCTATGGATTAAAAATTCCTGGTCAAAGACCTTCGGTGTCTTTAGTTGATTTCTCAATAACTGTTCCTGCGTTTGGGGATAAAGAAGATGAGAGATACTTAGGAATTCTTGCAAGAGGGTCTCAAGTTTCAGGGGCTGGAATCATATTTGAAAATATATATGATGTTGATTTTACATCACCATACAACGCTCAAGGTTTTCCAAATAGGTTAAAAATACCAAACTTTAACGCTAATAATGTTTTAATTAACTACACAATTACTAAAAGAGAATTGGTTGTTAATGGTATTACAAAAGTTTTTAAAAGAGTTATTACTCCAAATGACGTTAAGCCATTCTTTGAGTTATTCTTACCTGAGAAAAACGTATTAGGTATTACTAGTGTATTATTAAAAAGTGGTACCGAATATACAAATGTACCAACAACGGCAGAATTTTTAAGCCCTTCAAATAAATGGTATGAGGTTGACGCTTTAGCTGAAGACAGAGTTTTCATTGAAGACCCAACTAAAGTATCAGACCAACCAGGTATTAAAGTTGGTAAGTATATTCAAACATCTAATAGATTTATAAGTGAATACACCCCTGAAGGATTCAAAAAAATGACCTTTGGTGGAGGAACCAACACGGCTCAAGATGCTTTAAATCAATTTACAACATTAGGTACAACATTAGACCTACAAAGATATTCAAACAACTTATCTTTAGGTTCGGCACTAATACCAAACTCAACCTTGTTTATTCAATATAGAGTTGGAGGAGGATTAGGGACTAACTTAGGAACAAACGTAATCAACCAAATTGGTACAGTTTCGTTTTTTGTTAATGGTCCATCAGAACTTACAAACTCTTCAGTTGTGAATTCATTAAGATGTAATAACGTAACTGCGGCTATTGGAGGTGCGGGACTACCATCTTTAGAAGAAATAAGAAACTATGTTTCATTTAATTTCTCGGCACAAAAAAGAGCGGTAACAGTTCAAGATTATGAATCAATAATCAGAAATATGCCAGCGGAATTTGGGGCACCTGCAAAAGTATCAATCACTGAAGACAATAACAAAATACTTATTCAACTGTTGTCATATGATACCTCTGGTAAATTAACAAACATTGTATCAAATACTTTAAGACAAAATGTTGCAACATATCTTTCTAACTATAGAATGATGAACGACTACATATCTATTTTAACCGCTGAGGTTATTGACCTAAGTGTTGAAGTTTCAATTGTTTTAGACTCCGCACAAAACTCAGGACAAATTATTGCAGACGTTGTAGATAGAATATCAGGTTACTTTGACCCACAAATCAGAGAGTTGGGACAAAATGTTTATCTTTCTGAATTACAAAGTATTGTTCAAAATCAAAGTGGTGTATTAACAGTTGCTGGAATTAAAGTGTTTAACAATGTTGGTGGACAATATTCTTCAGCAGAAACTTCTATGGTATATTCAGACCCTGAAACTAAAGAGATTGCACCAGTTGACGACACAATTTTTGCTCAACCATCACAAGTTTATCAAATTAGATATCCAAATAAGGATATTAAAGTTTCCGTTAAAAACTTCCAATCTATTACATTCTCTTAATAGGTTTATTCTCTGAGGGTTTGGTTTATAATTTATAATGTGTGTATCCATACTTTAAAAAGTACACATAAACTATTTATAAACTAAAGACATTACATGGGTGACTCATATAGAATTAAGACCGAGCTTGGTATTAATAAGTCAATTAATATACAATTAGACCAAGAGTTTGAGTTCTTAGAAATTTTATCTCTTAAAATACAACAAACTGACATCTACACAAGAAGTTGTGCGGACTATGGTGTTTTAGTTGGTAGAATTACTGCGAACAATGGGTTCGGTCTCCCAAACGCTAGAGTTTCAATTTTTATTCCAATTGAACAAGTCGACCAATCAAACCCTCTTATCACAAGTATATACCCATACAAATCACCAACTGATAAAAATGAAGACGGTTTTAGGTATAATCTTTTACCATACGTTAAATCTTATTCCAAACATGCATCAACAGGAACGTTTCCATCAAGAGCCGATGTATTAACAGGAGACACTGCAGTAGAAATTTACGACAAGTATTATAGATTTACATCCAAAACCAACGAGAGTGGTGATTATATGATTATGGGAGTTCCTCTTGGGGACCAAACCGTGGTTATGGATGTTGACCTTTCTGATATTGGGGAGTTCTCATTAACGCCCCAAGATTTAATTAGAATAGGACTTGCAACCGAAGCCCAAGTTGCGGGAAATAAGTTTAGAACATCTAATGATTTAAATTCATTACCTCAAATTATTAATTTATCAAAAAATGCTGAAATATCTCCATTATGGGGAGACCCTGAAATTTGCCAAATATCAATTAATAGATTAGATTTTGATTTAAGAGATGATGCAAATGTGGATATTCAACCAACATCTGTATTCATGGGGTCTATGTTCTCATCTCCCGATGGTATGAGGATTAGAAAAAATTGTAGCCCAAGGGATAATATGGGTAATTTGTGTGGGTTAATTGCCACACCTGGGCAAATTTTATCTATTAGACAAACAATACAACAAGACGAAGACGGAAATCCTGTTTTGGAGGTTTTTGAATTAGAACAAGCGGGAAATGTTATTGACGGAACAAGAACATGGTTAACAGAACTTCCAATGAATTTAGATTATTTTATTACAAATGAATTTGGAGAAAAAGTGTTATCTAATGACCCTACAGTCGGAATACCAACAAAGGCAAAATATAGATTTAAAGTAAAGTGGTCGCAACCAAATGAACTAACATTACAAACAAGACGCGCATATTATTTAGTTCCAAATGTTAAAGAATATGGCTGGCAAGAGTCTGACGTGGACCCAACATATTCAACAAACCAAGACACATTAAAACAACAACAAAGTTCGTATTATTTTGGACTCGCTTGGAGCGGATATACGAATGGTTTTACAGGTACTAAAAAAACAGATAGATTAAACGAAATTATAGATTGTGAGGACACATTTTATGAATTTCAATATAATAGAGTTTATAC